ATGTGATCACACGTCAAGGGCTTACCGACGAGTTAAGTACCGACCAAGACGACATGATTACCAAGCGTTACGAAATGTTTAGTTTGATGAAATCTAACATTCAAATGGCGCTACTCGACGGTGACGAAACGCTTGACCGCATGACGCTTAACTTATCGGGTGTTGCGCCAATTATCGAATTGTTTATGACGTGGATTAGCGGCGCGGCGAACATCCCCGTCGTGCGTATGTTCGGAACGAGCGCCAAGGGTTTGAACGCCACTGGTGAAGGTGACGACCGTATCTATAACGATTCGATTCGTGCTGGGCAACGCTCATATCTTGCTGAACCGATGCGAACGCTTGACGAAGTTATGGTTCGTAGCGCGTTGGGATATTGGCCCGACGATTACGACTACACGTGGAACCCATTGGCGCAACCTAACGATCTTGAAATGGCACAGGCCGAAAAGTTACGTGCCGATAAGCACATGCTGTACCTCGAATCGTCAGTGGTTCAACGCTCGCAAGTGATGCGTGAGTTACAAGCAGGCGAAGAATATCAATTCGTTGAAGAAGATATTGACGAGCTCGAAAAGCTCGAAGAAGGTAACATGTTCGACGAGCCTGTCGACGAAACGGATCCAATCGCCTACGCTGAAAAGTACGTAAACGAAAACCCCGAGCCACTGAATGAATAGTGCCGACCTACTCCAACAGCAACTTAACACCACGTCACGCCGTCGACCACGTGGCGTGCGTCCCGACATGACCAACGGTATCAATTACAACGTGGAATTACAGCGCATCGTTAAATCGGTGAGTCGTGACGTTAATAATGTCGTAATGCCAGTTGTACGCAACTTAGCGCCCGAATACCAACGTGATGCAGCTATCACACTCGACTCATGGGTTGACGTCCTCACCGCAGCGTTACGAACCGTTAGGCAGCGTTACGAGTCGCCACAGTTTCTAGCGCTCGTTGCTGACATTGCGCGTCGCTTCGTTACGACAGCGAATAATTCGAACCGTCGACGTACCGAACGTGATTTAGGGATCAACATTTACAGCGACTCGCAAACGTTACAAGATTATCTTGCAGTGTCGACCGCTGATAACGTGGCGTTGATTAAATCGATACCATCGCAATACTTGACACAAGTCGAATCGATTGTAATGGCTAACGTTCGCGCGGGAGGTCGTCCGTCGAACATAGCTAAAGCGCTACAACAACAATTAGGCGTTACGGAACGTCGCGCTAAGATGATTGCTCGCGACCAAACGGCCAAGATCAATTCAAATTTAGCGTCGATGAGAATTAAAGACGCAGGGTATAAGTATTTTAAATGGGAAACGTCGAACGACGAGAGAGTGCGAGACCGTCACGAAGATGTTTCAGAACGTGTCACAGCTTATGGTAAGGGCGTGTACCGATTCGACAACCCGCCTATAGTTGATCAGAACTTACCACAATTACCAGGTGAACCAATACAGTGCAGGTGCGTGATGATCCCAATATCGGAAGAAGAAGTTAAAGAGAACCAACGCAAAGGTTTGACTAATCCAAGTGTAAAACGTTAAAATAAACGCGTGGCTACCTTTAGCGGGGGAACGTCGGAACGTAGAACCGATCGCCACAATCCTTTCAATTCTACGCAACTACTCTACGGTGGTTATTATGCAAATCATTTATCGCGACGAAGCAATCTCACTAAACCTAAAACGTTATTTCACTGGTAAACCATGTAAACATGGTCACGTTGTTGAACGCAATGTCATCGGTAGAACCTGCGTGACGTGTAAGAAATTAAACGATAGAAAGAACGTTATCAAACGATCCGCAATCACACCTATATATTTTACCCAATTTTTTACAGGTCGTGTCATATCGAGAAAAGATGCTATTAAATCTGGTCTTAAATATTATTTTACACGTACTGAGTGTGTTAGGGGTCACATGGCGTTCAGAAGCGTTATCAACTCGTCGTGTGTTCACTGTTCGAGAGACTATCATATCGAGACTTACGACAATGAAAAGTCGCGCGCTATGGTCATTAAAGTTACTGATTGGGCTAAAAATAACAGGGTCAAATCTAACAATATTAAAAAACAATGGGTGAATAACAACCCTGTCAAACACGCGTTGTCAACTCGTAAGGCATACGATAAAAGAAACGAAACCCGACGTTTACAGCGTGTGAATGGTGATGCTGGTTTTATAGTTAGGGAATCTATGTCAGGTATGGTTAAACGAATATGCAAGCTGACCGGTAAAAAGAAGAACTTGAAAACAATAGAATATCTCGGTTACACCGTCGTTGAACTTAAAGAGCATTTAGAGTCCCTTTTCACCGATGGCATGACTTGGGATAATCACGGAGAATGGCATATCGACCACATAGTACCTGTTTCATGGTGGTTGAAGAACGGCGTAACAGACCCGTCGATGATTAACGCATTGATAAATTTACAACCTTTGTGGGCTAAAGATAATTTAATCAAAAGCGACAAGATATAAAAAAGGGCGCTCAATGCGCCCCGTATCACAGGAAGAAGTAGACGCGAACGTTAAAGCGAATCGTGTCGTGAAGGGTGTGTATCGTTAGGTGGTGCTGACTCTTTCCTTCTCTTTAACGCCCAAATTGTTTCATTGAAATCATCAAACTCAGTGAAACCGGGTTCATACGGATTAGTTACTTCGGGCAAGTTTTCAAACATTAACTTCGCTAGCTCTTGGGCTGTGTCATATTCAAAAACAAAACCATCTTCTCGATATGTCCACCTGTAAACTTTTGTTGCCTTACCTACCATCACTCACCACCTTTACGCATAAAGTCGCTACCAGAATAACATTTAACACCAGTAGTGTTGTTAACTCGTTTTCTGAACATAAAATCTGGCTCAAGTCCGAACCATTTTCGTTCAACACCGAGCAATCGACCGATATTAGTCAAATGTTTACCTTTCAGTTTATTCACGTTGATCATCACTCACCACCCTTAGCTAATTTAGCGTTAACGTAAGACTCACAAAACTCTACGACATTATTAAAATAATTTCCGTTATATACATTTTTAGCGCCATCATAAACGCGAATATCCCAACATGAACATGTTTCGGGATGACACGTATCATGACCTGACTCAAATTTTAAACTTGGAAATCTTGAACGTAATTTCTCGAAATAGTCCATCACTCACCACCCTTACATTTTAACAAATACAAGCAACCAGTTAATCCACCGTCGTAAACTCCGACGGGTAAAGTTCCAACTTCGTCATCGGTAACACATAACTCACCGTTCACATGGTGCACGTAAATATCATACGGTTTATAATCCGACTCGGAACAAGCGCAACTGTAAGTTCCAGAAATAACGGGTTCACCAATTGCATAACCTTCCAAAAGTCTGGTTTGATATTCGGTCATTTGCATCACTCACCACCCTTAGCTAATTTAGCGTAACGTTCGTATTCTTTGAAAAGTCGTTCGGCTTCCGACATTTCTTCCATTTCTAGCGCAGCTTGAAAAGCTCGGTAAAACTCGTCGCGCTTCGTTGCGTACCATACTTGATGTGGGTTCATACCAACATCTCCCAATCGTAAACGTAATCACCATCTCTAATAAATCGAACCACTTGGAATTCAATAGTTCTAAACGACCCGATGAATGCGGGAGAATGTCTTGATAATGTGGGGGGTTCACGATCAAGTTTAACGTCGATACGAAGTCTACGACCTAGTTCGTTTTGGTGATACCAAGTCGCAGCATTCGGTAAGGACCTTAAAATTTCATACATTAAGATCATCGCTGATACTCCAATATCAAGTCACTTTTAATAGCTAGCGAGTGTTCAATTTTAGCACCTTGTGAACCCTGCCAACCTTCCAGCATTATAACGTGCGTAACGCAACGAAGCATTGCCAAGCAGATGTCCATATATTGAGCTTGCGTTAAACCGTCAGGTAACATAGCTGGGTTCAGAACAGTATGACCTTGTTTGCGTAAATCGTCGCACATAGCGTTAAACGCTTCTCGATTGAAATTCGTGTAACCGGTCATTGGTCCAGCGATATAATAACGTTTAATTTCCATTTTGTTTTTGCTCCAATAATTTGAGCGCCTTTTCAGCACTTTCAACTATGTTACGGTAATCGGTCAACTTATCTTTGTGACCACGTAAACCGGCACACAACGCTTTTTTTATTAAATGGTCCAGTATTGGGTCACCAGTGTTGAACGCGTCAAGAACGCGATAAACATCAGTCTTAACATGCGTGCCGCACAAACCAACAAGTGTTCGTTCATATTTGGCACCGTCCGCGAATAACCCGTAACGCTCGCCGCGCTGCGTAACCGTGTCGTCTATTTCACTCATAATTTGTATTACTCCATTCATTGACAATATCGTCAATATACTAGACAAATTTATAGTTTGCAACACCTTTGTGGAAGCAAGACAACTTCGAAAAACGAGACAAACTAATATGTTTGTAAAATTTTACAAACAAGCATATAATTATCACATTTGATTCGAACAGTGAGTTTAAGACGTTGAAAGTCACGGTAAACGATAGAACTAGCTACAACATAACTAAACGCACTTATACCGACGAGGGTTTTCTAGTTGTACCTGGTCGTGTAGCTCGCACCGGTATTCAACAATACCTTGCGTCTGAATTGGGTTTAACTGACCGTCAACCGAATGAAATAGTCAACGTATATCGCCCGTCAGACGAAGTGTTTAACATTGACTCTTTAGCATCATATGAATCGTGTGACGTCACGTTAAACCACCCCACCGAGTTAGTTAATGCTGCCAACTATAAATCAACCACAGTAGGTGTTGTTCGTGGTCCAGCCATTCGAGACGGTGATTTTGTTGAAGCGAATTTAATAATTAAATCGAAAGATGCGATTTTAGCCGTAGAATCTGGTAAAGTACAATTGTCGGCGGGTTACACCGCTGTTTATGATAAAGTTAACGGAACCACTGAACTCGGCGAGAACTATGAGTTTGTTCAACGCGACATTAAGATTAACCACATTGCGATCTGCGACCGAGCTAGAGCTGGTGCACAGGCTCGCTTATACGACAACGAAGGAGTAACACCCATGTTCAAGATTATACTTGATTCGGGCGCGACACTAGAAGTTGCAGACGAAGCGAGCGCCAAGCTTGTAACGGATGCTCTTAAACTTGCATCGCAACGAGTCACCGACGCTGAAACCAAGGCCGAAAAAGCCGAAGCAGAACGCGACATGACGAAAGAAGAATTAGACGCCGAAAAAGCGAAAACAACCGACGCGGCAATTGCCGAACGTGTTGAAGCTATTTCCACTGTTCTCGCTCAGGCCGTTAAAATGGTCGGCGATACGTTCACGTGTGATAGCGTCGATGTTGTGGCCATTCAACGCGCAGCACTGACAGCTAAACGTCCAACGATTGATTGGGTTACCAAGTCCGACGTGTACGTACAAGCGTCGTTCGACATGGCAATCAGCGAACCGTCACCAGTTGACCAGATGGCACAGTTCGCTAAAGACGCAGCTAACCCTGCTGTCGTTGTAGACGCTAAACCGAGTGGTTACGCACAATTTAAAGACAAACAGGCTAACGCTTGGAAAGGAGCTTAACATGGCCGTATTAGGTGGCAATGCTATTGATCATGGTGTCGCGTATGCTGGTATGGTCGCTGACCGTCAGTTATGTAACACTGTTTCGAAATTAAACAAGGGCACCGTGGGTATCGCTTACGGTAAAGGCGTTGTGACAGACGGTGAAGACGGTGCTAAATTACCAGTACCCGCGTCAACCGCTGCACAATTTAACGGTGTCGTTAAGTACGAATTGAACCGCGCACGCACAGCAACCGAAACGGGTGCTACTGCTAAGTACGATATGACCGTTGTTACCGAAGGTGTGATTTGGGTTACTGTACTTGATACAGTTGCTAAAGACGCCCCAGTATATTTACGTGTCGGTGCGACCGGTGCTGGTGACTTCTCTGGTATTGTTGGCACAGGTGTAACGCTGGGTGTACTGTTACCGAACGCTAAATTCTTAACCGGCGGTGACGCTGGTCAGTTAGTTAAAATTTCATTAGGTTTAGGGGGTTAATCATGAACCGCAATAAAATCACAATGACGCTAGATGCGGAATACCCTCATTTAGGTTTACAAGCTGGTCACGTCGTATCGTTTAACGACGGTTTGCCGACTATGGACGACGGCATGGGCTTCTATATTTCACAACTTGCTAACTTAGAAGCTAAGATTTACGAAGCAAAATACACGGCGATTAACTTCGCTGAAATGATCCCAGTTAACACAGCCGTACCAGAATGGGCCGACTCGTGGGATTACATTAGTTACGACGCTGTAACGCTTGGTAAATTCATCGGCTCAAGTGCTGACGACCTACCGAACGTAGCGTTAAGCGCTAACAAGACGTCAGTGCCTATTGGTTACGCTGGTAACTCGTTCGACTACTCGTTAGACGAATTACGTAAAACTCAACAAATGCGTATTCCAATCGATGTGACTAAAGGTCGCGCTGCGTTCCGTGGTTCACAAGAGCATTCACAGCGTGTGGCTTACTTCGGTGACGCTGCTCGTGGTATGTTTGGTCTATTTAACAACCCGAACCTAGCTGTTGATAACTCTACTGTCGATTGGGCTACTGCGACAGGTCAAGAGATTGTGGACGATATGAACTCACTTCTGATTGAAGTGTGGATCAACTCAGCTAACACTCACTTACCTAACGCGTTGGCGATTGCTTCGGCTCGTTACGCTACTATCAGTTCGCGTCGTATGGATAGCGGTACAGATACCACTATTTTACAGTTCTTCATGCAGAACAATTTGTACACCACTACAACTGGTCAACCGTTACGCATCTTCCCGCGCTTACAGTTAACTGGTGCGGGTTTAGGTGGTAAAGACCGTATGTTAGCGTATGAGTTGAACGACGATAACTTGGGTATGTGTAATCCTATTCCGTGGCGTGCAATTGCACCGCAGATGAAGAACCTGAGTATTGTTGTACCAGCAGAGTACAAAATTTCAGGAACTGAGTTTAGATTTCCGTTCAGCGCAGCATATCGCGACGCACTGTAACAAGTTTGAATCGATACGGAACAATGTGGAAGGCCCGCCACACCGTATCGATTCAGTTTAATCAACGGGCTGAGGGCTAATATCATGTTATTAAAAAACACTAAAGCACGACTGATCACAATCAACGGTAAATTTGAAAACGGTTCGCGTTCTGCAGCTTACCAAATTAAACCGGGCAAAAACCCATCGGTCGAAGTGCCAAACGAATTATGTGACTGCGCGTTCGTACAAGCGTTAATCGAAGACGGTTCACTCGTTGTTGAAAGTGAAGACGACGTGACGCTTGTTGATGTTGTTGATGACGATACCGACGCAGACAGTTACGCTGATATGTCGAAAACCGACATTGTGGCATTGTGTGAAGCGCGTGACATCGAAGTTAATTCACGCGACACAAAAGCTGAACTAGTGTCGAAGTTGCAAGACGCTGACGCTGAGTAATATTAAGGCCGCTACGTGCGGCCATTTTTTTAAGGACCATTGAAATGTCTGACACATTACCGAACGTTCCATTACCTGCTAATACTCCCGTTGACTTGTACGCTGCGAGCGGTATAGCTGTCGGCACTCAAATCAGCGTGCAAAACATCACCACAAGTGACGTTCGCGTTTACTCGGGTGCTACGTCACCAAACACGGGTTCGAGTGGTTCCACGTTGTTACGACCAGGTATCACCGCGAAGAACGAAGCGGGCGACGCGGGCGCATGGGCGTGGAGCACGTCAGGTGCTGCTGTTAGTGTAAGCGGGGTCGTGTAATGGCTTGGCTGGCGGGAAACCCGCCCGAAGTCGGTGAACTGTTCTTCGGTGGCGGGGGTGTCGTCGTCACGCCAAATCAGTACACTCAATCATTTATAGATGGTGGCTGGGTCGGTAGCTCTAGCGACATAATAGCGCTGAATACACTAACAAACGAACTGCTTTCTATTCCGACCATTTCTACATCAAAAGATGCGGGTACACTATTTTTAGCACCCTGTGTTGGTAGCTCCCCATCTGATAGATTGCGGTGCATATTCCATCCAACACAAGCAGTTGGCTATCAAATGCCTACGACTATTGATTCGTCGCTATTCGTTAACAGCCTCAAAGGTGACGGTAACAACTACGTAGATACTGGTTATGACGGAACTGGGCTAAATTGGCATGATATATCAACAGTAGTGCATGGTCGTGGATTTAGATACACGCGATCAGACGAAAACCAGTACACGGTCTATGGTAGAGCTACAAAAATTAACGGTGAAACGTCAATATTTAAAAGCGGTTACAGTAATAAAATTAGATCAGGGAGTACGTTTAACTTTGCGAATGGTGGCTATTGCGAATCTGATGGGTTTCAGTCTGGCACGTTCGGGAGTGTGTGTCTAGGCACAGCAACAGACAAGCAGCGAGCATGGCGTAATGATGTTTTAGCATCGCAAGTAACATCTGTTGGTACGTATGGGTTTTCAGGTGCAGGAACCTCAACATTTAAGTTATTGGCAAATGATTTAAGTGACAACAAAGGTACGACCGCTGAAATTCATACCGTTATGATTTGTAAGGGTTTACCAAATGATGAGTATTTATTAGCTCAAGCCGCTATTAATAAATTTAACCTATATCGTTCCACTTACAACAATGCTGCAAAATCCACAGGCCCATTTAAGTTGTGGATATTTGCTGGTCAGTCTAATGCCGTAGGGCAGCAAGTTGGACTTGGAACTGTTAACAACATTTCTGGTGATATATTAGATGACAACAACCAAAATGCGTATAGCTGGCTAAGAGACAATACAGGATTTGAAGATCTGCACATGGCGGCTGATTTTGACGTTGGTACTGGAGCCATAAACATTGGTGCATACATGTCAATGTTTAACACTATGTTAGCGTCAAATAATGATCAACGATTAGCATTGGTTCCAACAGCTAAAGGCGCCACAGGTTTCAGCTCAAATGACTGGAATCCAACTGATACACTGTACGAAACTCATCTTGCAATGATTAACGCTGCTGTTGCTGCGGGCGGTGAAATTGCGGGCATGGTCTGGGTACAGGGTGAAGGGGATGTATCACTAACGACTCAAGAATACGTTACAGCATGGAACGCAATGTTTAACGACATGAAGGCTAGAATAGTCGGTGGGTGGCCTGCTAATGCTAAAGTTATTTTGGGTCAGGTTGCAAACCCAACTTGGTATAACAACGCTCGTTATCAACAAATTGTAGCTGAAAATGCAAATACAGTTTACGTAACACAAACTGACGCTGGGGTTGATTTGCTTGCTGATGCGATGCGATGGGATGAGGCAGATAAATTGCATTACTCGGCTGTAGCGCAGAGGCTAATGGGGATTGCTTACGCTAACCAAGCAATTTAACATAAACAAAAAGCCGCCTAACCAGCGGCTAAACTAAGAAATTAAAATGAACCCTAAGTTTTGGCGAATACTTAATGCTGACAACATCATGATACAAGTCGTGAACTCGTTGAAAGCGTTTTGTGTGCAGACGTACGACGAAGCGAATAAAAAGCAGGGCGTACAGTGGGAGGCGTCGCGGATGGTCACCGTATCGTCCGAGGCTGTCGTCACATCGATTTTACAAGTCGGTGCATTACCTGTGGACTTGAAAAAGCGCGAATTTGCGTATCGTCAAGCGGGCGTTATTGCGCGCATTTATAAAAACCCGTCATATACTGGTGGTGTTGAGGATCCGTTATACAACATGAGTACGTCGGGCGGTTTACCGTTAACTAAGTTACTAACCGGTTTCACGCTGACTGATAACGGCGTACAATGTGGCGCACCGATATACGCTATTGGCCCCGACACGAACCAAACAACAGGGTCTAGCACGTCGAGTTATGCAACGAATCGAATACTAGAACCAAACACGTCATATTTATTGACAATTGAA